GACGAAGGGCTTGTGACATTGACTGTCGGATTTGATAGGTATGTGACTGTTGCTGGCATGGTTTTGTCCTTTATACGCGGCTGGTGCCGATTCTAATTGTGAGGTCATAGGCAGGAAGTTCAGCTGAGCCGATCTGTGCGATCGTGGGCCGTCCTGAAGTCACTGCGAGAGATGAGTTCATGAGTTGATCAACGACTCCGAGAATGTAGTCCGTAGTGTCTTGGTTGCCGGGTGGCGCGCCCAACACTCGGAGGTCAATCGTGATGTCCGCTGTCTGGTTATTGAACGAACTGAAAGTAGGAAGCTCAATGAATACAGTGAGAGGTCGAGCATTCCGAGGATCAGTGACCGGCACAAGGCCGAGAGCTGTGATCGTCGCCGAGACAGCGTCAATCGTGTCTGTGAAGAGGCCTGCCATCTCATGCCACTTGCGATCTCTTGATACCGAGAAGCTGGTTGATTCGGCCCATAGATGCCACTGGTGCAGAGACCGTCATATCTTGAAAACTATTGAAGGAGTCAATGCTTCCGCGTTCACGGTACAGCGATGCAGCCATAAGGACGGCTCCTGCTTTTACGGCAGAGTCAGGAACGGTCGTGAGACTGTCGTGGTAGCCCGCTTGGACTCGACGCTTGAAGCACCATGCATTCGAGGCATTCACTGATGAGGTCATGAACGCTGTGTCATTAGCGGTCGCTCCGCTGATACCGAGAAATTCGGTGAGGTCGGCAACATTTATCCACGAACAGGTCTGAGTCCAGACGAGAGATCCGACTGGATCAACTGCTTCGCGTGAGATGTCAGCTCCTACATCTTGGAAGAGAAGCTGATTCGGGATGATGACGTTCGTGTCGTAGAGATAGTCGCCTTGATAATCAACACCTACGAATAGGTACGTCGGTACAGCGAAAACGACATGAGCGCCGTTGAGCTGTGCTGCACATCCTGAGAGTGTGATCGTCTGACCGACTGCGATGTCGGTTGATTCAAGAGTCTGAACGACGGCGACATTGTCTAGCACCATCTGGTGCGTGACTGTGTATGTTGCCATCGTTCAGATCTCTCTCTTCGGTGTTTCGGCTCAGGCCTTGGTGACGAACTTAGTGTCGTCAATCATCACGGAGGAAAAGTACCCTCTGAACTTGATGACCCGACCGAGTGCGCCGTCACTTAATTCCACAGATACAGCTCCGCGCTGTTGTTCCCAACATTCGAAGCCAGTGCTGTCACCAACATACGGCGAGTTCTGGGTGATATTGCGGTCCACGACAAGCGACAAGCCGAATGCGTTGCCGTTGAAAGTTGATGCCGAAGCACCAGTTCCGACTGCGTTCATTGGGCCGACATTCGGGAACAACGGACGACCAGCAGTGTCCACCAATGCACCGAGTGATTGGTAGTACGCAGGACTGAGAACCATCACGTTCGGCAAGTTACCGTTCGAGTTGTTCAAGATCTGAGCAGCTGCGCCGTAGATGAACGAGACCCAGTCTGCCGGGTCGGTGTCGTCTGCAAGTGCTTGAGTCTGGGTGACTCCTGCTTCGAATGTGGTGCAAGCTGCGATGTCGGTCTGGTTCGCGTACACGCGAGCCATGTCGTCAATGAGAGCGCCGAGAACCTCTGGTGAGGTCATGTCCATTGACTCTTCGGAGAGCTTGACATAACCGCCATACAAGGCTTTGGTGATCTGAATGTCGTCCACGACGAAAGTTCCCTGATCAAGCGGTACTAGCTCGCCATTGCTTGCACCAATGGTCGTATTGACAACTACCTTCGGGCGAATGAAGACCTTGCCACTGGCGGGCATCTGACGGACGCCCATTGCAGTGATCAACGGACGATAGTTCGCGACAAAGTTGTTGTAGATCGGCGAGATGATCGGGACGGGCAGGATGCCGGGTGTGTCGGTCGTAGTGACGTTAGGTGCAGAGGCGACGATGCGGGAGTTGAATTCTGCGAATTCAGATCCGCCGGCGACGAACTTGACCATGTATTCGGCAGCGGTCGGAAGCTTGAACTCACGCTTCGGTGCTGCGAACTGGATCGGAGCAGTGGGTACTGCTGAGGCTTCAATTGCTTCTGACATTTCATCCTCCTCGGATGGTTGGGTTGGGGTTGGTATTACTTCTTCTTCGTCGGGTGCTTCCTCTTCGGGTGAAGAGGCCGCGACTGAATACACCTGAGCGTCGGCGTATGCCGGTGAAGTGACGACCGACAATTCGACGAACTTAGCCTCAGAGACCTCTAGGGTCCCGTCTGCTAGGCGCTTGAACTTTGTTGGCACTGCTCCGACCGAAACGCTGTCTAGCGCGCCGTCGGCGAGAAGTGCGAGAGTGTCGTCAGCTGCTCGAGTGGCGCTCAGCTTGGCAACGAACATCATTCCTTCGGCGGTGGATACTCGTTCGGTCACTCTGCCTATGACGCGCGTGTCGTCATGAAATTCTAGGAGTTTCGGCATCGGGCCATCTTCGGGAAGCGAGCCCTCAAGAAAGACCACAGATTCGCCACCGCTGAGAGTCGCTTTGACATTCCAAGGAACGGCAAGGCCTGTGATCTGACGAGTTGGTTCGCCGTCGGCGGACGCGTCAAGTGTGATCTGTTGAGCGGTGAGTTGAATCATGATGGCATCTCCTGAGGTGTTCGCATTGAGGCAGGATCTTCAATGTTGATGTTCGTGTGATTCATCTCTACATCTGCTATCAGATCTTCGGTGTCAAATTCAACGAACCTATTCCGAGGAAGAATGTCGGCCCCGCTAAGCGTCTCTTGCATACAGTCGAGATAGAGCTTGGCGCCTAAGAGATAGAGATCCTGCTTCGCTTGTGTCGCGTTGCTGTAATTGTAGCCGGAGATCCCGATTCCTAGTAAGTAAGCGGGGACTCCGATCGCTCGAGACAGTTCGAGTGCGCTGAAATTTCGTGCCTCTACAAGTTGAAGTTTGCTGGGGTCGGTGTCGAATTGTTCGTACTTGACAGCACTGTTCAGTGCGCCTACGGCATTCACGCGTCGCGCGTTGCTCCATGCTGCAGCGAGTTCACCTAACGATTCAGCGTCAAGAGGTTCGGATGAGTCGGTCTGCTGTAAGTATCCTGCAGCGATCTCGTTTGTGGCGAAGCGTTCAGCTGAGCGATCTAGCTTGATCGCTGTGTCAATGACTCGGCGACCTGTCCAGAGGAATCCTTGAACTGGTGCAAGGAATTGAATAACATCGTTGGTCGGTATTTGAATCCCGTTGAATGTGATCGCGTTGGATTTTCCGAAGAACTGTGGACCGGGCTGGTCCAATGTGTCCACCATCTCGGAGGGCATCCACTGGAACGATAGAGGCCGTCCAGTGGCAGAGCTTCGTGAGGTGACATACCAGAATGCACGTCCGCGCATCATTAGATCCATGCAGGTATTTGACATGATGAAGTTACGCGTCAAAGTCGGATCGGGAGTGTCCATCCACGACTCGGTTTCAAGAAAAATTTTCTCGTACCGCTCTCCGGACCATTGTGTCGTGTAGTGGCGGAGCGGTAGTGAGCCGACAAGCGAGATGATCATCTGAGTCGCGCGTGAGATCGTAGGAACGGACAAGGCCAGCTCGGAAGCAGCCCCGACGGTATAACTCTAGAACTGACCGAGTCCGCTAGACGCGCTCCCTGCAGCAGCTTGAAGCGGCTCGTGTGCGAACGCGGGGGTAGCGTTCTGCTTCTTGCTCGCGAAGAGTGCCATCTCTCCGATTCTCCCAAGACTTCACAGTGAAGTCCACTAAGGTCAGCCGAAAGCCATTGCAGGTTTCGCTCGAGTTGTCGGTTTTGATGCGAGCATCATTCCCCACACTGCACATCGGGCGAGCTCTATCGGTCCGGGTGACTTCTGCGAACTGAGCACGACCGAATGGCCTCCAGTTTTTACCGCTACCGCTCGAGCCATATGCTCGGCAAGAGCGAGGTCTCCAGTGTGGCGACAGCGATCCTCAACGATCATCGCCTTCGCTGATGCAGTCCACTTCAAAAGCTCGGCATAACCGACGATTGTCATCCGCCGGCGAAGGTCAGGAGGGCAGTGAATTTCTAGTGATGGAGTGCAAGCGAGTTTCACTGTGGGATCGTTCATGATTCGGACGACTTGCTCCCACATCTGCTGAGCTGATTCCACGACGAACGCTGTCGTCACGATGACACGCTCGCCATCGTATGCGGAACCGATACCGATGTATCTGGACTCGTCAATGCTTGAGTCGATGGTGAGCCACTGGTACGCCGGCATCTCGTGGTCTGCGATTCTTTGAGACCAGAGTGACAGTGGAAGCCATGCACTATTCGAGTCAATCCATAGGTTCAAGTGTCCTCTGATGAAGGCCTGACGATCGGGTGAGTCGTAAGCGAGCTCTAGAGCTTTCATCGTGATCGTCGTCCCGAGTGCTGGATTCGCCCATCCCCAATAGCGCCGATCCTCTACGGAGACCGAGCCGACGGGTAGTGACCATTCGGCGAAATACAGTGCGGTCGGTAGGCCCGAGTCAATCGCTGCCATACCTTGCTCTCGTAATTGTTGGAGCACTGTTGAGGACTGATCTCCAGCTGTACTGAAAAGCATCATCATCGGATTCTTCACTGCGATCTGCGAGGGCCGTAGAGCTGTGAACACGACCTCGGGACTGATGTCCCAGACTTCGTCCACAAGAAGGACTGTCGCTGTCATACCGTGAGCGTGAGCTGATGCAGCGACGACTGAGATACTGCTTCCGTCTGGGAAGTTGATCCGTTCATCGCCGTTCTGCCATCTGACTTTGCAGTCGAATCTCTCTTCAAGATCACGGACGACATCACGGAACAAGGCCATACTCCGACGCTTCTGGTTAGCCACGATCACGATCGTCTGAGGCTCCATTCGGTGAGCTGCATACTCGGTCGCCATGAAGCCGGCGACAGCTCTCATGACAAGGCTCTTCCCGTTCTGACGTGCAGTGCTGACACACGCTTCACGGAATACGAAGTCACCGTTCTCGTCCACAGTCAGAGCATCAGTGACGATCCTCTTCTGCCACTCCATGAGGTCAATGTTGAGCACGCGCTTAGACCAAGCAGTCAGGGCAGGGCCGAAACTCTCACCGGCAGGAACGGGCGTGACGAGTCGTGGCTCGATCCTTCCCGATGTTGGAATATCCGACTCCGATATCGCTGGTTCAGGCTGGTTCCGACTGGTGGAGGGTATTTCCGAGT